GGTTTGGGTATTTATTACCCATGTTTGGGTATTTATTACCCATGTTTTTTCTGGTTATATAACCGAGACTTATTAATGTATTTATATATTTTGATACATTACTTGAGTCTAATTTCATAACCTTGGCAATCTCAGAAACAGGACAATAAATAAGCTTAGATTTATAAGTTTGGGCTTTTGCCAGAATATACAAAAAAACCTTCAACAAAACAGGGGTTAGATTCTTATCCCAAAAACAGGAATCCTTTCCTAATGATATTGTTAATTTCATTTTGATTTTAATTGTAGTTCTGCTTTTCTGGTCTTAAACATTTCCACTACTTCAGCCGAGTTTTTCATAACTTGTGGACATCCAGAAAAATATTTCTGCATCTGATCTACTGAGGTAAACTCCTTTAAAACTTCTTTAGCAATCCTTACAGCATTATCTTTAGTAACTTTCCCTGGAGGAAGTGGTTCAGGAAGTTTTTTTGGTGGAATTGAATTAGCATTACCATCGTCATCTTCTCCCCCTGCCATCGCTAACATCGATTCGATTGAGTACCTACGAGCATATGTAATTGCAGAACCCTGACCTTGAGAATCGTTTTTAGTGAGGATTAATTTATAGACTGATTTAATATAAGATCCTGTATCCTTATGAAACAGAATACTGACTAATGTATCCCCTGTTGGAAACTGAGTAATCCCGAGACCGTTCCTTGCTAAGATAGGATTAACATGCTTCAGAAGATGAGAGAGTTCTACAAACTTATTATTAAAGTGAGAATTCTGACCAGTTTCTGCTAGAACTGAACCAAGAGATTCTCTTGCACTTATTAATGATTTCATTAAATCTGTAACTTTTCCTGCCATCTCAAACTGAGAGGCATTATTTTCATTTGTTGCTTCCATTTTTTTCTCCATGTACTAATTTAAAAACTTGAATTTTTGGGTTCTCATGGACCCATTGAATAAAAATTCTTCTTTTGCACCCCTCTTTTAAATCTTCTCCACAAATAATAGTTCCAAACCCACTTATAGTGGATATATTTGGGACATCATTTTTAGAATTACAGTATGGGCAATCTATTTGAACCATGTCATCAACTCCATAGGTCTAGTGTGTAAATGCCATCATAGTAACCTGACAGCATTTTTTGACGTTTCGGTGAAGCATTTTGAAATTCTTGATATTTATTAATTATACCTCTAATATCAGCTCTAGCTCTCTCTATTGACTTATCATTAAGCCTGAATGCCTGTACATTATTTGGGGGGGATTTTTCACACACGACAAATATAAAATCATAATCCTCCCCTGTTAGGGCTTTGATACCATCCATGTACCAAGAAGCTTGGATGTCGTATCTATATTTTCTGCAATCGTAAAAGAATGATCTCGGATTTGCAGAAAGCATAAATTTTAAATCAATTATTAAGTTTAAATCTGGTAGGTATTTATCCATCCTGAAGGCTCCATTTATCCCTGGAAAATTAGGATGCTCAAAAAAACCAGAAACCTCGTTTTGCCCGAGATTTTTTTCAAAAGGTTCACCAACAACTGGGTCTGCTAGTATATTTTCTCTCCACTTCAATACTTCAGTCCACTCATCGAAAGTGACCAGTATTTTATTTTCTTCAGTAGCTTTATCCTGATAAGCCTGTTTTAAATCCCTTGCTTTAACTGACCTCTTATCTTTTATCATTGAGTATTCTTGGGGAAGGGATAAATATCGTTTAAAAATTTCTGCAAATTCAAGGAGAGCTACGTGTCCAAAAGTCCCTATTTTGTAACCACTTTTATCAATATTAGGCATTTCATAATGATTCATGGATTCAAATATTTTTTTTAAATCACTTGAATGTATATGATTTTCCCTACTTAAATAGTCTTCAAAACTTAGGTCTGGCTCTAACATTTTACTCTCCTTGTTAGTTAATATTTAAAATGGAAGATCGTCAGCTTTTTGAATCTTCCAGACATTTAAATTATTAAACCTGAAAACCCTCCCATCCCGTTCACTCTTGGAACCTTGAATATTAAAATGACAATGAACAGCTTCTCCAGGGTTGTAACTATTCAGAACCTCACAAAGGTCCTGTTTAACCTGCATCTTAAGTTCTTCTGGATATTTTTCATCATGTACAAGAACAAATTCCCGAACTTTAAATGTTTCATTAACCTGTTTTATATCGCTTATTTCAGCGATTTTTCCTTTTATCTCAAATGAATCACTCATTTTTTCCTTTCATAAAATTAAACACATAAAAAATAATGGCTCATCCATGAGCCGACTCCCCTTCCTGGGTCCTTATAATTTCATCCAAATCATCCTCTAATTTTCTCTTAACAATCTCATGCTCGTATAAAATCGCTGTTTTTTTTAGTTCAGGTCTCAAATCTTCTCTGAGTAGAGAAATTTCATTTATCAGTAACTTTATAACTGACATCAATTCTTTATCCATTTTCATTTTTATATTTTAAAATTTCTCCTTCTTCATAGAAACGTGGACCATTTTTATGAAGTTGAATGCTTTTAAACTTTGATTGTTGCCTACGAAATTGACTATCGGTAAGACCTAAGATGTGAGATGCTTCATGAGTTTGAAGCCATCCTGGGATGCCATTCTTTTCTTTGTCCATTTTTTTTATCTCCATATAAAAAAAAATCTTGACTTAAAAAAAAGTGAGTTTATTATTACAATTTCAAACTAGTTAACACGTTAACTAATATACACTTAACGTGTGTACTTATTAACTCACAGTTTTAATATATATGCAATTACATTGCCTGTCAACCATTAAATTAAAAAAATATTATGTTTAAATTTTATTACATAAGACTGAAGGGCTTCTGGTTTTAAATTCCCCATCAATTAATCTGAGGCAGATTTACAGAGATTTAGTTCAGCCTGTCTAAAAACCAAAAATCTCTTACTTTAAAAAAATTATGGAACAGAAAAAAAGAGTAAAAAAATTAATTGAGTCAAGAGGGGGAAATCAAGCAGAGTTTGCTAGACAATGTGGGATGACCCCCAATGAGCTTCATGGAATATTAAATGAAGCAAAAAAAGCAGTTAATCATAGACTGCTATTAGGAATAGCTCAATTAGGATACTCAACTAATTGGGTATTAACTGGTGAAGGTGATATGGAATTTATAAATATCACCAAAAAAGACCTCGAGTATTTGAAAACTCAAATTCAAGTTCTCGAAAATTTAATCAAAAAATAATCTTCTTTTCGGGAAGTCAATGTTGTCAATCGTTGAAACCAACTGGAAAGACCATTTAGGAGATAAAATAATGATAATATCGGCAAAAATCCATCTATTGAGAGGTGATTTTAGACAATATAAAAAATCTAGCAATATTTTCACAAATATATTTGAAGAATATAATGTGAAAATTTCTAATATAAGTTTTGATGATGCAAAAAGAATAAAATTTTGTACAGCAGAATTTGTAACTATGTTTGATTATTCAAATGGAATAATTGCTGTAAAGAAAAAAGCCCTTGAACTAGGGTTTGATTGGGAAATTGTTAAAATGGAAGTGGTTGAATCAAATGCTCATTTGATGTTGCCAATTATTAATAATTTAAAATACAAAATGGAGAGTTATGAGAAATAAAAAAAGAAAAATGAATCGAGGGAATCTCTACTTCGAGTACACCAAAAAAAATGGTAAAATCTGGTGGAAAGGGAGATTTCCTAAATATAGGAAACCTGGGGGAAGATCTCCAGAAAGGGACTTGATTAGTCTGGATAAGCTTCCTAAAACTGCAAAAGATTTCAAAGCAGAATTGACTAAATTGTGGTTTATAAAACAACAAGAAATAGAAAAAGAACTAGAGAAGTATGTCTTAGAGAAAGTAACTGAGGAAGCAGATAGACACACTCTTTCTGATGCTATTAAAAAAGCTACCGAAACTAAAGGTAGTTATATTGATTTAAAATCTAAAAAATATAAAGATTCAGCCATTCAACAGTTGGGTGTTTGGGAAAAAGAAATAGGACATCTTAAACTCTCTGAAATAACTTCTCAAATTATTGAAGAAACGCTAGAAAAGTTAAAAACTCCTGAGAGATCCAACTCAACCATAAATCGATACACTGCAATTCTTTCATCACTCTTAGGGAAATACTGCAGAGAATTTAAACCCCCTTGGATAACCCACAATCCTTGTTCTTGGAAAGATATTATCAGGAAGCCTGAACCCCCCGAGAGAACAAGACCACTCACCAAACAACAAAGAAAAGATTTTTTATTTTGTTGTGGACCAGAATTAAGATTTGCAGTAATTCTGGCTATTAAAACATCTGCAAGGCAAGGGGAAATATGGAAATTAAAATGGGATGATGTTGTATTTGAAAATCAGTGGTTAGTATTTACAGATACTAAGAATGGATCTCCTAGAACAGTTCCAATTTTGAATCAGCAAATTTGGGATACGTTCAAAAAATTGTATAAAAATAAACAGGAAGGGATTCAATATGTTTTTCCTGCATCTCAAGGGAATAAAAGGAAAGGAACATTTAAATATATTAACAAGCCAAAAAGTCTCAGAAAGGCTTTTGAAACAGCAAGAGAAAAAGCAGGTCTTGAGGACTTCCATTGGCATGATTTGAGGCATACAGGCATAACAGATATGATGCACTCTGGTATGAAAGATGATTATATTAAAGATGTGTCAGGTCACAAAACTGATGCTATGCTTAAAAAATATAAGCATACATTCCCAGTTCATCTTTTAGAGGAAATGAAAAAACTAGAAGAGTATCAGAACTCGAATGCGATCTGAATGCGATCCCCCCAAAATAACTGCCTAAGTTATTGATATTTTTAGAGTGTGTTCTGATTAAAAGTCAGATGCTCTACCAGCTGAGCTACCGACCCACACCTATAATATCAATGACTTAGAAGGTATATGGGGTATTAATTCTGAATGCGATCAATGCGATCATACCCCCTTTTTTGGGGGTTTTTTGTATCTGAATGCGATTTGAATGCGATCAAAAATCTCCACTTTTTAAGTAAAAAAATCATACATTAAAAAAAAAATAAAAAAAAGTTAAAAAAAGACTTGACATAAAGTTTAAATAATTTTAAAATAATTTAAACAATTAAATTTAACCTTATTTAACTTGATTGGAGAATAATATGAACCCCCCAACAACTTTAAACTTAGCCGGAGAAGATTTCCGTAATAGTTACTCAAGTTATGATTCTAACTTTGGTAACCGCACTTACGAAATTGAAAGAGGAGCAAAAGACAATCAACTTGAAATCCTTAAAAAATTTGGTGTTGCAAATATTCTTGGTCAACATCCTGAGACTGCTGAGTGGATTGTTGAATTTGCAGGTGAACTCGATAACTTTTGTTTTTTTGGCAATAAAGAAGACGCTATTGCTTTTGTCGATTTTCACAACGCTAATCACTGTTAACCAACCATGCCCCTTCGGGGGCATAAACTACACATAAGAATGGAGAGCAATATGGGAAAAAAGCCACTAACAAAAAATCAAATAGAAAAACTCAGAATAATCGTGAAGGGGAATCCTCTACACGAACTTCTATTAAACCTGGGTATTGATTTAATGCTCAGATCCTCAGATCTCTTAGCACTGAGGGTATCCGATGTAATCCACACTTCTGGAAAATTGAAAGATGCTGTTAGTGTGAAGCAAAAAAAGACAGGTAAAACCACTCTGGCAATTCCACTTTTAGAAAATTCCAAAAGAGTTATTGAGAAGTATTTAAAAAATAAATCCCAGGATGATTTTATTTTTACTGGGTCTAAATCAATATATACTCAGAAATCCATCACATCTCAACAGTATGCAAGGATTGTAAAGTGTTGGATGAAGAGTATCGGTATTGAAAATATAGATGAATACTCAACTCATTCGTTGAGAAAAAGTAAAGCATCAGCAATTTATGAAGAAACACATGATGTAGATGCTGTAAGGAGATTACTTGGACAAAGTAGTATTACTGCAACATCTGCATATCTTGGAGTGAGTGATAATTCTGCTTTAGAATTAGCTAAATCTATTAATCTTTAATTAGGGGGAATATGAGAAAAAAATTAAATAAAAAGACCTTAAATAATTTAAGGTTAGAACACAACAGGGTTGTCAAAAAAGAATATAGAGTAAACCCTGCAAACCAAAAACTTTTTGATGAGTGGTTCATTAATAATTGCTCCTATCCAGAAGATTTAGGAACAACTTGTGAAGGGGTCCCATTTTTTTTAATTTCAGATTCAGGCACTTATGCTGAGATTCCAAGGCATCAAACAAAATCGGGTAACCCATACATTTTGGAGGTTTCATGAGTAGAGAAAAGAATTTTAAACATCTTACAGTAAGTGAAGAAGTTTATAATAAAATAATTAATCATCTAGAAGAAAAAGAATACAAAGTTTTTATATCTTCATGGGTTGAAAAAGCCTGTAACGATTTAATTAAAAAAGAGAAAGGAGAGTAAATATGAAAAAGCCCAGATCAAAAAGGGAATTACGAAAAGAAATCAACAGTACCACCAATTTGCAAGAATTGTGTGATGTGTTGAATAAAATTTCGAATGAGTTACCTACTGATGAATATTTGGAGGGTACAAATGCTGAAAGGGACTTATACTTTAAGTATTCCACTTTCTGGTATGACACAAAATTCCCATCTTTTGGAAACAATGAACCTGTAAATAAATTGGGTGTCACAAGTTGGGATGACACTCACATTTTGGGTGACCAGATAATAGACTCTAAGGCAGAGCATGAACCATTTTGCTTAATCCCAAGAGATCAATGGCATTATGACTTAGATGAAGAGGAAGTATGAAACACATAATCATTATTATAATCCTCTCTGTTGCACCATTTTTTTCTTTTGGGAATGAACTACCATCAGACTATGAATATGTCTGTGAGAGAGTCACTGGATGTGCAGTATACTCTAATGCAAAAACACCTAAAGAGTATTGTCCCACCTGTACAAAAATTAAAAAAATAGTGAAAAAAATTCCTAATAAAATAATAAAATACAGAGAGAAATTAAATCTGAATTGGGTCAAATCTCCAGAGGATAGAGATCACTGGGTTGAAGAAAATGGTTGGGAATGGAATGGTCCTATTTATAGAGGTCTGTGGAGAGTCAGATCCTATTAATTTAATCTTCAGACCATCCCATTCTAGCAGTACCAGGAGCTAACAACCCACCCATAAAAGCAGGGAATTGAGGTCTCACTCCTACCTTCTCAAGGTCAAAACGCTGAAGATCCTGTAAATTTTTCAGCGTTTGCCTTGAAGATTCAACCCCTGGTCTATTCCACAATTGATTCCTGGCAGTATTTCTATTAATATCACTGGAAGAAGTTAAAAATCTCGTAGCAGAACGATTACCAAGACCACCTCTCAAGTCTTGAAAAGTCTCAATAGCCTTACCCACTAGGTGTGGTTTTTTCTCCATAGTTTCTTTTGCAAATTGTCTTCTCGCTGTTGCAGAATTTCCCCAATATGATTTTGATTTAGCATCCATTCTAGAAATTATATCTATCTTTTTTAATACTTCATTTGCTAATTCTTCTGTTTTAAATAAAACTCTAATTTTTTCATTTTGACGATCTGATAAAAGACCTAGAAGTTTTTCAGGAGTTGGTTTCAACTTAAAATTAGGAGTCTGAATTTTTGCATATAAGTTGTGAGCAAAACCTAGTCTAAACATATTTTTTTCACCATCACTCATTCCTTGAAGTTGTTTAATCATTTCTGTAGATGTTATTTTTTTGTTTTTTTCAGCTTTCATTCCTTTTTCAAATGCTTTTTTAAATTTAGGACCTGTTGACCATAAGTCCTTTGCTTTTTTATAATCCCCTGAAACTGATTCTAATTTTGTTGAGATTGTTTTTATCAAATCATTAAGATCATCTGCATCCATTCGATCAAAGCCTTTAGGAGAATCTGGTAGTTTATCTCTCCTTTTTTTTAATTGTTTTCTAAATGTATCCCACATCAGAATTTGATCTTTTTCATAAGTCTTTGTCCCTTGAAGATAACTACCAGGTTTTGAACCAAAATTATGACCTGGAATATTTTTTTTCTTTCTTATTTTGGGGATTCTTTTAATAGTATCAATCCATGCTTTTTTAATCATTTTTGATGAATCAACTTCTTCTGTTTTTGATCCTTTGTGCCAATGTCTGTTTACAGCATTTATTAAATCTAATGAATTAAATTCAACAGGGTCAGCAATATTATAAAATTTTTTTGATTTTATTTCCCCCATACGTTCCAAATTTTTATAAAATCTCTCAGGATCAATTTTAACTTGTTTCCCGATGTGCTTCCCAATCAGCTTTTCAGTCATTCTTGGGAATTCTTTTCCTCGATTGATGAAATTTTCAGATATATTTTTAGACCCCATACTTGGAAATTGCTGAGTCAAATCAACCATTGATTCACCCACTGACCCAGTATCCATTAAATCACCAACAGTAATTGTTTCTCTAAGAAGTGGGTCTTTTACCCAAGTTGTATTATTTGGCATTTCCAATTCATATTCATCAAGCTGTTTTAATAAATCATCAATACCAGAATCTTGTGCCTGGATTGCAACAAGCATTTCTCTTTTAACATCCTTATCAGCCTTCCCTTTTAACCCAACATCAACATGATCTTTTAGTGGTTTTTTAATATCCTGATAAAGCTCTGTTATTTTTTCTCCTGCCAAACCTAATGTTGGACCTGCAACTGCACCTGTCAAACCACCCCATTTAGCTCCTTCTGCAGTATCCTCCCAAAATTCTTCAGAACCAACTTCACCAGTAGACATACCACTCGCATAAAGTCCTCCTGCAACAGAACCACCAGAAGCCCCATATAAGGATCTTCTGAGAGCATTCATAAGCATTTGTCCTTCTTGGATTTTTCCAACTTTAGGTAAGTATTTTATTAATTTTGCAGTTAAAAATCCTGGGACCAAAAATCCACCTGCAACTTCTCCTGCTATTGAAGAAATTGGGTTTTCTTTTGCAAATTCTTCCATTTCTTTACGAACTTTATCTAACTCTAAATCATATGAAGTTTTTACTCCCATCTGATTTCTAACCACTGATCTCAACCGAGCTTCAATTTCATCACCATAAGCAAATGTTGCTCCTTGTAAAATATTCCTGGCAATTCCAAATAATTGTTTCCCAGTAATATCATCAAATTCAGTTGATTTAATATCAGATAATAATTTTTCTTTACCACCTTGACCAGTATATTTAGGGTCCCAAATATCAACAAATTGGGGATCAGGTTTTTTCTCCTTTGGTTTTATTAATTCTATTATTTCTGATTCAGGAGAATCTTTTTGAAATTCTTCTTCAGAATTTAAATATAAATCTAAGTTAATTCCATTTGCCATGAAAATTTCTTTTAATCTTTCTGTAGAATATCCTTTTTCTAATCCAGATTTATATTTTCTTAAAATTTCTGTAGCATCCATTTATAAATTCTCAAAAATATCTTTATCGGAATTATTGATTAAATCAAAAGGATTCCTAAAAAAATCTGCTTGCTCATCATCAGTAATTCCTAAATTTAATTTTTTAGCCCTGTTTAAATATGATTTTCTAATATTGTTAACAATAGAACCTCGAGCTAATGTTGCACTTTTTGCAACTTCCAATATTTCATCTCTTATTTTAGGCAAGAGTGGAGAACCTTTTTTCAAATCCCAAAAAATCCTATAAAGCCTATCAGGCACATTTAACCCTGCTTCAGATGCCGATTTATATTCCGATTCTCGAACAACTGAATTAGGATCTAAACTTTTCATAAAATTATAAATCAAACCAAAATCAGCAACTCCAATTACTTTACCTGTTGCATGGGCACTGATATTTTGTAAAGCCAGAAAATTCCCAACTAAATCATCTGCTTTAACAACTTCTGGATGTTTTGCATATGTATCAAGTGTTTTATTAAGTAATGTAATTTGTCTATTGTTCCAAGCATTTGGAGCTTCTGAATATTTAATATCTCCTAAAGAACCATCGGGATTTACTTTTGCAATTAAATTATTTACTCTCCCTTGAACTTTAAAATCTGGATTAGTTTGTCTAATTTTTGCAAGAGCTTTTATTCCAACTAATGTTGAAGGTTTGCCAGTATTTGCTCCTGCCAAAGATCCCAAATATTTTCCAGAAACATTATCAAAAATTATATAACCACCATTATCCAATTTTTTATACTGGATATCAGATTTAATAGGTTGTTTTTGAGAAATAATATTGACTGCAGTCTGATAAGCTGAATGAATATCTCCACCTGATGCCATTGCCTGGATAGCATTTATTTGCCCCTGAATACCAGGGGTATTCATTTTACCCATTTTATCAAGTAAGCCTGGTAAGGCTTTTATTTTATCTTCTCTTCTTTTTAAAAGAAGTTTACGATTTTCATCTTCTGTAAAAAATTTTTCATTTTTCAGTGCAGTCTCTTGTTGTTGAACTTTTGCATTAAAATAATCTTGTCTCTGTTTTTGCAAAGATTCATTTGCTTTATTATATGCACTTAAACCAGTTAAACCTGCTCTTCCTAGACCTGATAAATCAATTCCACCTTCTTGAACCCAGTCAGACCCTGGATCAGCTAACATTGCCAATCCAGTTGCTAAAAGCCCCTGAGAAATAGGAGATGGTCCTGCTACCCAGGGTTTTGCGATTTTCTTCCCCTCCTTATTCCTCATCATTGCATAATCTGGATAATCTAATAGTGCCATATTACCACCCCTCATCATTAAACATATTTAATCCTTGTTCTAACATAAATTTTCTTAAATCATCATTCATAGCCCAACCTGTATTTTGATTATTTTGAGCTACTACTCCTCCACTTAATTCTGGAGACCCAGGAGGATAATTTTCTTGATTCATTTGATTCATTTGATTCATTTGGTTTAATTGATCAAATCCTTCCATCGCTGAAATATTATCTGGTCCAGGTATAAAAGCAGGTTGCTCTTCTAAGAGACCAAATTGGGCATAATCTTGTGGATTGTGTTCTATACTACCCAACATTGGATTCTGTAGATTAGGCATTTCCCAAGTCTCTTTCCCGAGAGGTCCCCTTAAAGTATCACTTAGATATCTCTGTTCTTGTGTCAACATTTGCTCTAATTCAGGATCATAGCTAGGAGGACTACCTACTAACATTCTCTTATTTTCTGCATCAAGAGCATCTTTCTCCATTTGATTAACTTGAGAAACAAAATTTGGATCAACTAGCTCCCTATCAATTTCTGCTTCCAACCTAGCTCTTCTAGCTAATTCAGGAGGGGTTAGCTGAAGGTTAGCTGTTTCTGGTCCTTCTGTCATATATCTTGGATCATTTAAAGGAATCTTAGGGGCCATTATTCCTGCACCTTCCTCAGAAGCAATTCCACCAGGGACTATTCCTTGAGATTGTTGAGCTAACCTAACCATTTCTTCTGGAGAAAAAGAAGGTCTGTATTGATTAATCATTTTCTGATTCCAGAGGTCTTCATGTGTTTTTTGTTGAAACCATTTATTAGCTTCATCTTCCCCTTTAATATCTTTTATATAATCGTATTGTGGGCCAAACATAATATATTAACTCCTTTAACTATTAAACAATTCCTGGGATACCAGCTAGAGCTAACCCTGCTCCGATTGCTTGTTCACCTACCGATTTCCCTTTCCCTTTTTGTTCAGAAAACCCAGTGGTATTCTTCGGCATTTGAGCTAGAAAATTTCCATAATTTGCAAGATCCTGACGTTTCATTTGGTTCATTTGATCAAATAATCCTTTATCAAACTGCATTCCACTCTGATATTGTGACCTGTCATATTGACCAACATTTCCAAGTCCTGAAAGAAAATTCATTTGAGGACCAGTATTCTGCAGATAACTTGCCCCTGCCATCCTCTGACCAAGGTCCTGAAGACCGAATTGACGATTTTGAATATCTCTTGAACGTGCAAATCCTAAATCATCTCCTTTCATTCTCATAGCAAGATTTGTTAAGTTATCATCACGGGCACTTTTTCTTCTTAAAGAATCATCAATGACATTTGCAGTCATTTCTCCCAATAATGCCCCACCAAGTCTTGAATTTTCAAAACCTGGTCTATTACTCCAACCTGAAGACTCAACATTACCTGCACCCAAATTCAAATTTCTTTTACCTATTGCAAGTGCTTTTTCTAGATCCCTTTCATCCAGTTCATCTCTCCATTGCTGAGTTGGTTGCATATATTTCTGCAACCCTGGTCCTGATAACCATGATTGAGGACCAATTTGTGGACCACTGAATTGAGAAGCATCTCTAAAAGTATTAGAAGCCTGTTGAAAATTACCACCTGGACCCTGAAAATTTCCCATCATATCTCTTAACCCTGCTTTTTGAGCAAGCTGAAATTCTGTATCCTCTCCAACCATATCCTGACCAGTTACATCAAATTTTCTACCATACTGATCAGTTTTTTGAAAAGTTGGAGTCGAACCTAAAAGCCCTTGCCATTGAGAAGATATATCCTTCGTTGCATCAGTAACCCAAGGGTCATAACTCGTTCCTTGAGTTGATGTTCTTTTTTTATCAGGTTTTTTGAAAAGATTTTCTACTCCTCCTACAAGTTGTTGAATGGGCATTTTAATTAAGCTCCTACATATGGGTTATCAGTAGCGATTTGTGGTCTTCCAGAAGAATCTAATTGAGATCCTGAAAGAAGACTAGTGGTTAAATTGCCTGAATCATCAATTCCTAGACGATACCAGTTACCATTGCTACTTTTTAAAACTAAACTTCCTTTTGTTAAATCAAAAAAATTATCTTTATTTTTTTTTAAATTATTCTCATCAGCTTCCCTGATTTGAGTTTGTATTTCAGATTGAACTTCTGGTAAATACTCATTTGAAACTGGAGGTAATATCATCTTCTTCCATTTTGTGTAATATTTGCTCTAGTTGTTCCTAGTCTCCAATCTTGATCCCACCCTGATTCAACTCGTAATTTAAATTGTCTTCCTGAGACTCCTCTAATATCAGTGTATCCATCAGGTTGAATATCAAAACTTTCAGATTCTGTTTCAGTTGAATTTGGAGCAAACGCTGATTTAAATTTAAATCTTAATCCATTCGATCCTTGAGTCGAATCGGTAATCAATTGTTTGATGTGTGTAATACCTTCACCATTGTTAATTTCCATTCCTCCAGTTTCAGCAAAAACAAGTCCAACATCATTAGTTGCATCAGTCCCAGTGACAAGTTTTCTATCATAATCAGAAACATCTGCTGAAGTTGTTGCAATCGTTTGAGTAGTCCTTTCTGACTCAGAAGCACTTTGCTCATGTACATAAAGTGTATTATCATCAGAAATTCCTATTGGGTCTTCAAAAACACCTGCATCTACAAATGCTGTTCTGCAGAGTTCACCTATTGACCACCATCCTTCTTTGTAATTGAATGTAACATACCTCACGATTTCATCATTTCCTAAAGAAGCATACCACCAGGTGACTTCAAAAAATTCTGCATTAGAAGAAGCATAAATTTTTGAATCTTGAACTCTGTTCATCGTTGAAAAAACAAAATCTGAAACATCACATTTTAAAGGCTGTACAGACCCCTGATATTGCCAAAAACCTCCTGGGGACATCCAATAAGCACTATCTCCAATGGCAATCATTGATCTAGATGATATTGCCCCACAACTTTCACCAATTTTTCTTCTACCATAAATAAAAGGACTCCCAACGTGGTCAATTGCATGAACATCAGTCGTAGTCCATATCAAGATTCTGTTTCCTACAATCTTTCCTGATAAAATTTTTCCTTTAGTATCAAGAAAAAATTGCCCTGCTTGATTACTGGAGGTTGCAGTCCATGTTCCATGATCTTCTTGTTCACTCCATTTTATTAACCTGGGATTACCATTTGCTCCCAGGGCAAATAAATGCCTTTCTTTACTAACCATCATAGCACTATTATTAATTGGTGCATTTGTAATAACAGTTGCAACACCCATTGGAGTGGATGCACCATCAGTAGCAGGATTCCACTCGTAAAGTTTTCCATCTGCAGTACTCATTCCCACTAAATCTTCTCCCCACAAATCAAAAATCCAAGTGCTTGCAGTCAAAACTAAAGAAGATGAAACAACATTTTCATTACCAAATCTTCTTGCTCTTGAAAACACAACTGAATCTCCTGCAGACTCATCTACTAGAGAATCATTTGTATCTGCAGTAATAACTGCAGAAGAACCACCTGAATCTGAAATTAAAATAGTTGGAGGAGAGGTATAACCTGATCCAACTGCAGTTATAGTCACTGAATCTATCGTACCATTACCATCCACTGTATAAGTACCTGTAAATCCTCCAGTTGATGCTGATAGTGTCCCTGCAGAATAACCTGTGCCACCATTTGTAATTGTTAATCCATTAACAGAATTATAATTCCCGAGACCATTAGTTGGACCTAAAGTAATTACATTATTTGAAACTGCAGTGACTCTGTGAGAATTGGGATATTCTTTATTATTGTCATCCTCTGTAAACCCAGTAATTTGAATTTCATCACCTACAGCAAAATAATCAGAAAATTTAAAACTGGCATCTGCAGAGGTGATTGTATCAGTTGATTGAGCTACTGAGACATCTGTTCTAGTCACTGATTTTACAATTGCAGTTCCACCAAATCCACCTGTACCAAATCCAAGGCCAAGGAAAGCAGAAACATTACCTTCGATCAACCCACTTGGGGTTACATCACTAGGCTCCCCTGCAAGAGAGTCAAAAATATAGAGTTTGGAATTAGTACCAATAGCTAACCAACGATTACCTGAGTAGTCTCTCCATGTCATCATCGATCTGCCAATTCCAGTTAAAGTTGCACCTACTGTTTTTTCCCAACCTCCCAATGGTTGTAATCTACCATCTTTCCATCGAACAAGATTGCAATCATACCATCTACCTTTAGCTTCGTAAGCAGTCCCATTTCTATAAACTCCTGGGGGAGGTGTGAATGGTATAAGTGTTGACATATTTAATACCTGTATTTATTACATTTCAGTTTCATCAAAGTTGCATATTCTTTTGCTTTTTTAGACCCTGGAGTTATAGAATCCAAAGTCTTTAAATCATAATTTTCAATCGTCCATTGGAGGTAACAATCGCAACTGATTTGGATCAATAAGGGACTTGCTTTTGTTCCATGTGTCATTCTGATAGAGCTGGCACAAGACTCCCATAGTTCCCTCAGACTTTTCACTGAGTATCCATTTAAGTTTAGAGAAGTCGCTGAAGTTTTCTCGCAAGCATTCAGGGGTAAAAACCACATCATAAATATCCCCATCAATATCAATTTCAAATTCAACTTCAAGCATAACTCCATAATACTTTAGGTCCTTTGCCAGTTTTTGGATCAGGTTCTCCTCTTGGTTTCATATCTAAATGCAGAAATTTAGAACCTCTCTGAGATATTCCTATCCCATCAAAACAATCCATCTCCAAAGCATGTTGCAAAACGATCCTCGCAACTGATGATTGAACACCCAAATCAACTGCACAAGCTCCACCAGGTGTGGTTGATAAATGTGCAGAATTTTTATGCCCATTTGAAACTGAATTATTTTTAGGACATCTAACTCCAGAGGTTATGGGGAGAGCAAAACCACATCTATCTCTCAGCTCTTGAATTTTAGCAACAAAATCAGGGTTCACATTTGTATCATCACAACACTTGCACTGCCATTCTGAAGATGTAAAATTTTTATATAAGTTCCAGTTTATAGCCATACCTATCCAAACGATTACTTTTTTAAAAAATTTTCTTCGAGTAAAAATAAGACCTTTTATCAAGGAATTATTATTTACTGCGATATACCTTTTCAAACTCCTTCAAAATCTTATCATCTAACTCATTTTTTGTAGATTTAGTCAATGATTTCAATAGGATAAAGGTACATTCGATTAAAAGTTTCTCACTCAACATCGACATACATAGGGTCTTCACAGTTGTCGTGATTACTGGTGCTAATAGTCCAATCATTTCATTTCTCCATTTTTTAATTGATTTAATTTTTCTGAATTTTGATTAACTTGAAATTTAATAACTTTTACATCTCCTGATAATTCTGAGACTGTTACCATGAGCCAAGAAATACTTGCTATCACTAAACCCCCTACAACTAAAAGTATGTTTTGTGAAATCATTTTTTCTTGCATTTAATATTTAAAAATTTCTCATTTATACATTGAAATTTTGCAACTTTACTTTTTCTTCCATCCACCCAATAACCTTTGTCTTGTGAGACTTCATTTGTTGCAGAACAAGAACATACCAATATCGCAATCGCCACTTCCACAATAATGATTTTGACATAACTCATCCTTTTCTAAGCATTTCCATAGTCTTAGTCTGTTCAAGCTCTCTTTCAACTCCACTCATCGCAGAAGCCATCTTAGCCATGTGTTCTGAAGTTTTTTCAGATAATTCAATAAATTTGTTAAAATTTTCTTGATTAGTACTTCTGTTTGATTTTTCATTTCTCCAAATATAAAAAAACAGACAAACAATAATTGCTCCTGAAAAACCTTGGGACAAAATCAGATTTGCAGTTTTGGTTACCAAATCTTCCTGTTTTTCCATTGGGTTGTCATAATGAGGATTTCGAGTTGAAACATATTCTTCCAAAGGAGGTTCACCCAACGTATATGTATATGCCGATATTAAAAAAATTAATGATAAAATAAATTTCATTTTGGATTATCTGATTTAACTTTTGCTATTGCTTTATACCAATCTCCTGTTTTATCTCCTTTTCCTGATGTCATGTCGTGAAAGAGCATATCTAGCTGTTCCCCTAAATTTGGGTAAATTTTTTGCCTGTCTCTTTGATAGGATTTTGAATCAAAATCATCTCTTAATTCTTTTCTTTTAGCATCAATTTCAGATTGGCTTGGTAAAGTTTTACCGTCAGGAAGAACCCATTCATCACCAACTTTTGTAACTCCACCAATCAATGCAGTTACTACAGCTAGGTCTGAATCTATATATCTAGGATAATCACTCATGCTTGTATCTCCTCTAAAATAACATGTTGTTGGTTAGCTCCTGCTGTAATTCCCATTTCAAAAAACCACCCCACTTCAAATTTATAATATAACGTATAATGGTGATGTGTGCCTGATGATGGTGTGTGTATTCCTGTAAAATTATTATTAGCAGTCAGAGTAGTATAAGAAGGAAGATTACCATTGACATCCTGATAAAAACTTCCAACATAATCGCCATTATAAATATCTGCAAAAGTTCCTCCATCTACTTTATGATACATATACCATTTACAAGCCTGATAAGCACTACCATCAGTCGCCATCATGTTGTGAGCAAAATTAAATGTCCACTTTACAGTATTCCCAGCCGTAATTTGAATATCTTTAGTTAGGTGACTTGCATTAATAGTAGTTGATGAAGTAGAAGTCGTTGATGTAACTGCAGTAGAACTTCCATAAACAGTCTGCACAACATGACCTGCAGGGAAAACTACTGAATCTCCTAATGTTACAGCACCCATAGTTCCAGTCGTTATATCAGAAGCATCTAGTCCTGATCCTGCTTGTGTTCCAAGATTTGCGATATCTCTTGCTCGTGTCATAATTTATCCTTATCCTTCTAATGCAGTTACTCTCGCTTCAAGAGAGTCTAGTTTGGTTTTTAACTCAGTATTTTCAACAGATAATTCTTGAATAGCTTTTACTACAATAGGTAGTAAATAAGTCATATCCATGTGTTGTTTTACGATGTTTCCATCCTTATCTACTGCATCTTTTTCACCCGAAACTGCGATTGGAACTACTTCTTGAACCTCATGTGCCAAAAATCCTTCTAGACTATCTCCTCCTCTCTTCCACTTGAAAACTATTGGTTTTAAAGAATTAACTTTTGATAAAGCATCTGATATAGTTGATACCACATCTTTTAATCTATAATCTGAAGAAGTTGAGTATTGTGTGGATGAAGTAGAAGCAACATTTATTCTTCCTATGTCTCCAGCAGAATCGAAAAAATTGATAAAATGTCCACCAGTTGCATCTCCATCTCCTGAGAACTGAATTCTCATTACTTCATCTCCAGCTTCTACAGTAGAATGTGAATTAGCAAAGAGTACTGTTCCACCTGCATCAGTAGTAGAATCTAATGATTCAAAAATATGGCCTATTATTCCACTTTTATTTTTTGATGACCCCATTAATCCTGACATATTAACTCCAATTTTGAACTATATAACTATAAGTAATATCAACATTTCCTGCTGTCATTAATTTTGATTTTAATTTCCATGTTGGTTGAAGAACTAATTTCTCATCCCAAACAAACGTATCCTGTCTATTTAGAGTTTGTTCATTTAATAACCAAATATCAGTACTACCATTGTATACAAATAGACTTACCTTTTCATCGGCATCATCTGCATGATTAACTATTATAATGTTTAATATAGTTATGATGTGATTTGTTGGGACTGCCGAATTAGAAGTGTTTCCAGATGCAGTCTCATAAGAACCATCTAATTTATACTCTGTGATAGTATTACTCAGTTCATGGATTGTCCCACTTTTTAAAACTTCTGAACCCGACCCACTTGGAATTCCACTCATGTTAACCTCCTAATACCCATGCTTGGTGTATACTACTTTGCATAAAAGCACCTTTTTGTTTAAGTTTTGAATTTTTATCTATTGATACATCACCTGTAAATGTTCCTCCACTACTGGGGACAGTATCAAATATAGTTATTGAACCTATTATATTTATTATTATGGAGTCTCCATCTGATGGAGCTGTTGCAAATGTAATCGCAGTAGTTGTTCGGGTATAATCATTTGAACCCCCTTCCACCACAAGAATTCCATTTAAATACACTTCAACATGATCACCTTCATTAGATGAGACTGAAAAAGCAGTTGTGCCTGAAGATGTGTCTGTACCTTGTAAAAACTCATAAGAATTTATAACTGCACCCGATTCATCTGCTTGTTTCCCGAGGTAAGGCATAAAGTTTTGACTATGTAATTTCCATGTATGAAACCAAAATATCACACCCTGCAGTTGCAGAGGCTTTTAAAATATCGGTTGTTTGTAAAACGATTTTATTTCCTGACATAATTTCCAGAGAAGATGAACTATGAATAGGAACATCCTTGACTAAATAAACACTTTCATTTGCATTTTCTCCTCCAGAATTTTCAGATGTTGCAGTTGTTGAAACAATCTGAACACTTGCATTAACAGTTGATGTAGTTGTGTTAGTCAACATAATTCCAAGCACAATCGTAGTTGTGCTACTTGGTACTGTATATATATTTTCCAGACTTGAAGTTATGCCTGATTCAGTTGTTAATCGGAATGTATTTGCCATTTTATCCTAGAGCAATTGCTAAAGCTGTAGTATCATCTATTGTAGCACCTGTGAATGATGAAGTACTTGCTGATGTCACTCTTCCTTTTGCATCAACTGTTATCGTAGGTATTAAACTAGCAGTGCCATATGATCCTGCAGACACACCAGAATTTGCTAAAGTTAGTTCAATACTGGTAGTTCCCGAACCTGTTGCATCTCCTGTTGCTGTAATTGTTTCATTCCCTGTTAAATATGTTGAAGTGTCCACATCATAAGTTTCTGATCCTGTTCTTTTTATAAAACCTGTATCTGAATCAGGAATAGAAGTATGTAAAATTCCACCTGCATTACCAACATTTGTTGCATCGGTCACATCAGCATTTGCTTCAATGCCATTTAATTTAGTGTGGTCATTATCAGTAAAAACATGACAATCACTAGCATTATCAACAAGGGTCCTTACCTCTGCAGAAGTAGGGGCTACAGTTGCCCCATCTGCCACATTTATATGTGTTCTTAAAACACTAGCATTAATCCCAAGTTGAATTGACCCTGAACCTGATGAAATCGGACTTCCAGAGTCAATTTCAATTCCATCCGTTCCGTTAATTCCCACCGATTGAACAGGTGTGGTCCAATCTGTTTCATAGTCATCAGTGCCATTCTTAGTTAAAACTTGGTTATCATCTCCACCACTCGGGACTGATCTTTGAGCTACTGCAGAGTCAACACTTTGAAAAGCATTATTAATAGTTGTTCCCCAGGTCCCTTTGGTTGAAGCAGAGCCTGGAACAGGTAAAGTGATATTGAGGTTTGTTGTTGGATTTGCCATAAGTCAGTATAAATTTGGTTTGTATGGTGTGATTATAACTCTCCCCCCAGTTCCATCATCACCATTTGCATTTTCATTACCTGAACCACCAGTACTACCTACAGTTCCTGTTGATTCAGTTGATATTAAATTAGAACTGGATGCTGAAGTTCCACCTCCTGCACCAGTTGAACCAGTGTGTTGTGAGGCAGACCATCCTCTGGATTGACCTGCAGAATTTTCACAAGTTGCATCCACTCTTACAAACCCACCTCCACCTTTAACACCACCATATGCTATTATAGAAGTTGAATTAGATCCTGTAAAAACAGTATCTCCTCCATCCGTTCCATCACTGCCATATTTTGTAGAACTTGCAGAATAAGGAGTGGATTCATATGTAGATTGAATTAATTCCATAGGATCACCCTTATCACCTCCAGAACCTGCATCAGTGATAGTCCATGAAAAAGAATCTCCTGGTGCAACTCTAAGGATAACTACTATCTTTCCACCATCACCACCTTGACCACCAGTTGCTGAAACAGTGTACATCGGTGCTGAAAAACCAGGGGAACAATTGAAGTGGCTACCAGTTCCTCCTGCACCACTTGTTTTAATACCACCACCTGCTCCTCCACCCTGACCTTCTAACTGAACTTTTAAATATCTGGTTCCATTATTAGGTACAGTGTACGATCCATCTCCAGTTGTAGTGATTACATTATCAGAATCTTGATTGTAACGTGAAAAAGCTGTTCTATGAATAACTCTCCAATCGGAGCCATCTTTGATGTGGATCGCATGGACAGTTTTCCAAGAACCATCAATGTTTACATATGGTTCTAGTATTTCTCTCCAATCGGAGCCATCTTTTGCATGAAGATTTCCCATTATTAATACTCATACCAAACATCTCCATCAGCACCATCAGAAGAGGTAGGTGCAGAATTACTCAGATGCCGATTACCTTTAGCATTTGTCCCGATTGTATAACCACTCATTGCAATAGTAGATGCAGTAGTGGTTAATGATGAACATCCTGCTATTGTGCCTGAACCTGATAATGCAAATGTTCCATCAGCAACCAAAGCATTTATATTTGAAGTTCCACTTATATGAAGATCTTTGAATTTTTTAGAAGATGATCCAAGGTCAATATTATTAGTGGTTTTCGGAATTAAATTTGAATTTAGAGAACCATTAATAGTAATATCATCAGCCGAATCTGATCCAATCGCTACTGCACCATTGAGAGTTGAAACACCTGACACTGTCAGTGTCACTACATCAGTTATATTTGATGAAAGATGATAAGGTTCAATAATTAATGCTACTCTAACAGAAGCACCAGATTCTTCAGTTGTTAAACCTGTTGAAACAGTAATTGTATTTTGGGTTTTTGCTGTGATAGTGTGTGTAGCATTATTAGCTCCATTTGTTGCTCCAGAAACATTAATTTTATCTCCAATTTTAAAATCTTGAAAAAGATCCCCTGAAGCTACTGCCATTGTTCCTGTACTTGAACCTGTATTTGTAAATGTAATTCCTGATGAGGTCCAAGATTTTAAATTCAAATTATCAACTTTATTGACAAGCTCAGAATCAATTTCATCCCAATTTAAGTGAGCATTTTGTCCCCAATTCTGGTTATCACCACCAATTTCTGATTTAACCATCGCATAATTTGAAGTAAACGTATTTGCCATTTTTATTGCTCAGTATAAGTTACATTTTCTGCAGTTTGTATAGTCCATGTTTGTTCTGGATTCTCGGATTCAAAAAATACATAATTATCGTAATTTCCTTCTCCAAAAACACCCTCACCGTATGTGATAACTGTATTAATAATAGTTTCATCGATCCAGGTTTCATTCATGTGTAAATAAATTTAGGTTTAGCTATTAGTGTTGCTCCACTGTATTTTGATCTATCATCAGAAAATTCTAATTCAACAAGTGCTTTTTCTAAAAGAGAATTCCAAATATTTATTCTTTCATCATTCATCAGGAAAGGTTCTGCTTGCATTAAAAGTCCATACAATAGAATGTCTGGATGAGAAGTTAATAGCCATGTAGTCCCTGAGTCTCCCTGGGTTGTTATTGAGTCTAATTTTTTGTAATAATTAATTTGAAGTGTGTAACTTGTATCAGGTGTTTTTAGTAATTCAATTGCTTCTCCTTGAATTGTAAAATAATTAGGAGTTCCTGTTGTATTTGAAAATTGATTTCTTAGATCATCAGCTCTATCAGATGTCAAATATGTAAGTCTTTTGGGAGGAGAAGTTGAGGTTAATTCAACATTTTGTGCTTCTAAAAAATTAGTTGGCAAAGAAACATACTGAGAAGTCACAGTAGAGGTTGTCCTCACTAGCATTTGTCGAGTTCGTAAACGTCTATTTAACTGAGCTTCTGCCAGAAGAATAAATTCTGGAATCCTATCAGTCAAATCACTTCGATTTAACCAGTTTTGTCCTGCGTTTTTCAATTCTAAGTAAGTGCTTATTGCCATGTTTATGTCAATCTACCTTCCCATGTCCTAAATGGTTTATTTTCATGTAAATCTAACCACTTTAATAATTTTTTTGTGTCGTTCAAGATTCCTAATCTCAATAATTTTGGAACCAATACTTCAGGAATTTCAGCAACTTTACGATAGGGAGAACTTTTATCAATTGGAGTATCAAAATGACTCTTTACATAATCAAGAGTAGGTTTTATATTTTGATATTTTTGGATAAACATTTTCCCAGTGCCATCTTCGGTATTTGCAGTAGTAAAAATACCCCCCTCATTCGAGAGGACTGTTGTCATTTTAGGCATATTAAGATCCCCCCTCAAGGAGGGGGGTTTGTTAGGGTTAATAGTTTAGATTATGCACCAAGATCAGCCATTAAAGCATGAGCTTTTTCATTATCTACCTGAAGCCCCCCTTCCCAAATTAAGAAGGAAGCTTTACTATCTGCAAGTTGATCCAACTCTTTCAACTCATAAGGTCTGAGTTGTGCCACTTTTGCATATTCAGGATTGATAATCCATCCATCGGAAGCTCTGACATGCCTTGAAGTGTGTACATTATACGTTCCAAAATCGCCAATATACACTGCTACTGAAGCCTGTACCTCATCTCCTTTACCTGGGAGAGCTACTACTGATGTAGCAGATGCCCTACCTGCAAATCCACTGATTATTTGTTTATTTGCTGAGTCAACGATAATCATATTTGGTTGATCGTTTGCATTGTCATAGGCTAATTTGAGGGTCGATTTAAGAATCGTTTCATTCAGAGTTCTGGCAGTTCCATCGTTTCTTGCATCAGTACCAAATGCAGTTGGGTTTGAACCATCTGATGCTTTATCAACATTGGTCATAATACAAGCACCCATACCTGCAGTTAATCTTGCTGTAGAAGCATCTGCACTGCTTTCATTTGATGCCTGGTTTAATAATAAAACAGATTCAACATCTCGCTTCATTGCTCGAGCTAACACTGCAGTTGCATGAGCATGAGAATCTGAAACCCCTGCACGATTGACTGCTTGCTGAGTTCCTGTTACTGAAGCAGATCTTCTTAGAATCTGACACATATTTGAACGTCTTACCGAGTTGTTAGGATTATCCACATCAACAACATCTCCTTCTCTAATTGCTGTGGTTGAAATTGCAGGAAGATCCTCCACCTGCCACTCGAATTTTGTTGAACTAACGGACCTTTTACCTATGGAAGATACAAAAATAGTTTCCTCTGGAGATATATCGTATATTATGTCTGATAAATCCTCCCGATTTGCTGAAACTTCATAGGTGTCCATAGCTCCAGTTGCTTGAGCCATAATTACCTTTTAATAAAAAATTTAAAATTTTGAAAAACTGCTAAAAACAGTCAGTTTTTTTTACTTAACAGTTGTTTAAACACTTCGGTTGCATCTTGGACTGAACCAGATTTTGCTAACCGAATTTTAGCTTTAGATAAAGAATCCCCTTTTTTTCGTTGATTACCTGCAGAACCTGGCTTGACTGCTCGAATACCATCAGGTCTAGTTTTTAACTTTGCCTTTCCTTTCGATGCAATCTTCGTTGACATCATCCCTTGTTTGAGAGCTAAAACAGCCCTGGCATCAAAAATTTGACTCAACTCGGCATCTGAATATTGCAGATGTTTTTTAGCATATTCTCTGATTTGAGCTTTTTCAGTTGCCATTACTTTTGGATCTTTCCACTCAGGAATCGCATCGAGTAAAAGATCGTGCTGTTGGGCAATAAATTGTCTCATTTGATTTTGAGACTCAATTTGTTTTTGCTGTTGAACTCGTGCATATTCAGCTTTCAACTCCTGTTGTTTCTCCTTTTTTGAACGAAAATCTTCCTTTTTTTTCATCCACTCTAAAGGGTCATCTTGATACAATTGGTCCCAATCAGGTTCTTCCTCAACAGAAGACTGATTAGAAACTAATTGTTCCAATTTTTGCTGATATGCTAAACGATCATTTTCAGCTTTAGCTCTTTCTGCTTCAACTACTTGCTTTTCTTGTGCAAGCATTTGGGTCTTCTTTGTGTAATCAGATTGACGTTGATATCCATTTAACGCTTCTTGAAGAGTTATCTCATGGTCTACCCCATCCAACTTAATTGGATAGTAAGTTTCCTCATCAGGTTCTTCTTCTGCATGTTCTTCTTCTGGAGATGTTTCTAATTCTTCAGAAGTTTCTTCAACATCAGGACTGCTATCTTCAGCTTCTGCAACGTCTGCTTCTTCAACTGACTGTTGTTTTTCTCCAGAGGAGGACAACATACTTGAAAACGCTTCTTCTGCTTTTTGGAGTCCAGGGTCTTCCATAGCCATAGGTTGCTCCTTTTTTAAGATTTATGATTTTTTTCGTTTGAGAACTTTATCCAAATGATTAATGTGGAATTCTCCTCTTTGCATTATAACACTAAGATGAGAACGAAACTCTCCTATTGCCCACAAAAGTTGCCAAAGAATTTCTCTACCTTGAGTATCTTCAGGTTGAGTGTCTTTCCACTTCTCGTGATATTCACGCTCCATAGTCTCCAAAGCACCAATTAAAACTGGGTCTTTTAATAATTCTTTTGCTCTTTCTGCTTGTTTTATTTCTTCAGCTTCAGTCATATTTATTCTCCATTTTAAATTTACATTTCTTGTTCTGATAATAAACCACTTAAACCCCCTGTAACTGCAAAAGGGGCAATTATACCTTTTAAATATTGATTTCCACTTAGTAATCCTGATAAAACATCTTTTGGAGATTGCCCTGTTATTCTTGCAGTTTGAGAAACTTTCTCCATTAACATTTCCATAAATGTTGCACCAAGAGGGAGGTCACCAGTTGATTTACCAACTCCCGTATATGGTGCAGACCCAGACCAAATTGATGCTTGTGCTTGAGCAGGGGTAACTCCAAGTTGGTTTGCAAATTTATTAAATGCAACTTCCATTTGATCATATATTTCTTTTGATGCTGATTCCCTAAGATTTTCTGCTTTCTTACCCTTGCCACCTTTTTTACCTGCTATTGCTCTCATAGCACCTGCATCTAAAGTAGCCATTTGTTCAATATTACCTTTTAAATTTTCATAAAATCTTCCAACTTTTGGAGCAGTTGCAGGGAAAGTCCCTGTATAATTATGCCCATATAATGGTATTCTATCTAATTTTATATCTTTACCCCCAACTAAAACAGGACCTTTTGTACCTGCACCTGCACTTGCTAAAGTATTTTTTATACCTGATAAAGACATCCTTCCATAGCCTTTTGGAATTTTTAAATTTCCAGTTAATAAATCATCAACAATTGGTACACCCTGTTGATCTAAATAATTATAATAAGATGCCTGTTTAATATTAGACATAGGATTTGTATTCGGAGATGTTGCACCTACATATCTTAAAAATCTATCATATAATTCTAATCCCTTTTTATTTCCAAATTCTGAAATTGCATATTTTCTTAAAGGATTTGTGTTATACCATGCCAATCCACCAGTTTTAACTCCTTCATCAAACCAATCAATTAATTTTTCCTGTTGTTCTTTAGTTTTAAAAATTTTTAGTTCATCTGAAATTTCTTTTTTTTGTGGGACAAAAAGAGGCTCCCTTGTTTGTTTGACAGGAGGGTAATCTGTATCTAATTTTTTAAAATCAAGTAAACCAGTTGGGTCTTTATAAGGTCTAGTTGTTTTTACAACAGGAGCAACAGGATTAGAATTAGTTTTTGGGACTATTTTGATAGAAGCATATACAGGATGTTCTTTACCTCTGAGATTTATTTTACCTACTTCTTCCCCAAACTCTAATTCACCTCTTGATGATGGTCTTAATCTTGGTTCAGATTTCTGATTAGGATATTTACTAAGATCAACATTACCTATGTCTGAATCTAATGTGTAGAAATGTTTATTCCCCTGTTCTACTGAAATTATAGTTGGTGTGTCAACAGGAGGTTCCCCAATCCATTTCCAACCTGCTTTTTGCTTAAATAAATTTACTTTTACTTTCTTACCTGCACTTTTATCATCAATAATACTTTTTGTTGGAGTACCAACTCCAAACTTAATTCCATCTTCTACATTTACTCTCCCTGAAGTAAAAGAACCAGATATCTCATTTTTATCAGGTCCTAAATAAGCACCATCACCCCCATGAATCTTTTTTGGAACAGGTCTTACAGGTGTTAAATTTGTAAAGGCTCTTGCAAGATCAATCGGAGTAGATAACACTCCACCAAGAATGGGAAGGGCTGAAAGTCCAACATCTGCTGATTCTAAAAGTGACCAAATTGCAGGGGAAATTGCCCCTGTGTAATCACCTTCATCAAGTAACCCCATCATTTTATTATATTCTTTGGTAGACCTGACTCCAGACCGATATGGTCCAACTACTGGAGACATATCTTTTGCAAGTTCTGTTGTTATATGGGATGCATCTTCTGGAGTCCCAGGTAGGGTTCCACTCCAAACTGGTAAGTCAGAAAAATCGTACCAAGGCTTTTCTTCCCCTTGAGTCAATTCTGATTGATATTGATCATACAACTGTTTAGGCATTAGGCAAATTCCTTTGTGCCATCCTAGTTTTGGCAATCATTGCTTCTTGTTTTATTTTTTCACGATCTCGTTCCATCAAACCTCGAATTTTTGCAGAATCAACAGTTGTATCGTATTTCTCCTGCATCTCCATAATTGAAAGCTCTGTTTGCGATTCGATTCGATCTTTTTCCCGATCATCCAATCTAATCATTTTTTCTTTTTCAAGCTCCAGTTTTTGTGCATCAATTTGAGCATCCATCATTATTTTTTGCCCCTGCAATTCAATAAACTTTTCTTCTGCACTTTTTTGGGTTTCAGGATCTGGAGGAGGTGGAGCCTGGTATTGAGAAGGATCAGTGAAAAATTGATTTGGATCTTTATATCCTGCTAGTTCTGCCATCTTAGACAGGGTTTTGAAATATTGCTGATAATTGACAAGAGGATTTTCAGGACCAAGTTGATTCAATAGGGTTTCCTGCTTCTGAATAATTGTGTTTAAGAACTGCATTTTTTCCATATCAGTACCTGCTCCAAGAGGAAGGTCAACCATTAAATCCATGTTGACATCAAATTCCCTCGGATCAATTGGAACCCATTCATTTCTTAATCTGATAATCCTTTCCCTATCCTGATACCGAACTACTAGTTTTAGAACACCTTTGTAGAGCTGTTTTAATCCTGTTTCAGCAAAAATTCTTGCAAGCAGTTCTGTATGTGCCATTGATGCTTTGACTGAAGCATCGATTCCTACTCTTGCTGTTGATGTTAAACTTTCAGTATCAAGACCCTGAGAGACCTTTGTTATTCCAGTTCTTGTTGCTTTAATATCATCAAGCATTTGTAATATTGGAATAACCTGGTTACCGACAAATGGAGATTCAAGTGGAACAACTGCACCATTTTCTCTGGTCCTGATAATTGAACCGACTTCTGTATTTAAAACATCGGAGAGGTTGCAAGCATTCTCTTTTACAAGTAATCTTGGAGAAACTGACATTACGAGGGAATCCATACAATTTCTTAGGAGTCCACTCTTTATTCTTTGAATATCAGCAATTTTATCGGTGATGCTGTTTCCAATTGCAGAGTGAGGTTCAGGATCAGGAGTGAACATAACAAAAGGTTGATAATCACATGGTTCATTCAACACTATTTTGTGGGAATTCCCGAGGGTTGCAATCCTTCTTCTTTCTGAAATTCCATCCTGGTCAACGTCCAGAAAAACATATGCTTCTATATATTGAATTGTCTGTGAACCTGGCTCAACATTATTTGATCCTCGGTCTGCACTTTGAGAGTGTCGCTGAATAAATTCCTGATTAGTTCCAAATGTTCCATCTTTTCCAGTTCCTACTTCATCCAACAATTCTTCATCATATCCAAGTGCAATTAAATCTGATTTAGTTTTCCAACATCGATGTGCAACTATTCTTGAAGAGTCTAAATCTTTAGCCCTGCGATCCAACAAAAACTCTTCTGGAGGAAGAGCTTCAATTCTGATTCTTCCATTCTCTTTTCTTCTTTTTACTGAGACATCAAAAAGAGGTATTTCTCCTTCTTCAGAAATCGATTCTGCTTCCAGGTCTTCCACATCCTCACCACCTGCTAACAACTCCACCTGATTTTCATCAAGACCAGTATATTTTGTTGTCTCTACTTCTGTTTTTTCTTCGTACCAATATTTTAAAATTCCTGTTCTCCGAACAAGTGCATCTTTGAAACAGGACATTAATGTAGTCATAAAATCCCCCTGTTCCTCAGTAATAATGTGAGAAATATATTCTGTGCATTGTTCTGCCATTTTTACATCTTCTGCACTTTTTGGGATAAACTGCATTATATTTTTGGAACCATAAAAAATTCTCATTAGTGAAGGCATAATCTGAGCAACTGTGTCTGCCACATCAAACGATACCACTGCAGACCTTCCCTGATCATCCTGCTTCGGAAGTTTCCCTTTTAAGTAATCAGTTGATTTAATTCTATCTTGAGCTAACTCATTGTCAGTAAAATCAATGGCATCATCTATTAACTGACCAACAAAAGCAGAAACCTCTGTTTCATCCATTTCTTCAGGTGCTTCCAGGGGATTTAAATCTAAATCAGATTCTTCAATTTCATCATCTTCTTCAATTTCTGGTGAGTATTGTGCCATTTTGAGGTCTCAGATCTGTCTGTGTAGAATTTTTTTGATGGTTCCTATGCTAGGGCATAGGCATTTTTTACATTATATCACTAGAATAAGTGATTTATGGTGCTATCGTTTAATTTTTAAATATTCTTCAAAAGTACATGAATTAAATATTTGTCTCCTGTTAACCCATCTAACAAATTTCTTTTGGTAAGGATCAGTTTTATCATAAGGCATTACATATGGATCACAACCCCAATCTTTCAACATCATAACTCGATGCATATCTTCCTCTGGAGTTGTGTCATAACCGATAAGTACATAAAACTGCATTTGATATGGTTTTATGCCAGCATCAACAACTCTCTGGTAACCCCTTTTGATTACCTTCTCATCGTTGATCTGATCCCAAGCAAATGTTACTTGACTCCCAGTATTATTGATGTTTCTGAATTTTACAGATGCTAATGCTTCTGCTTGTTTTTGAGAAATAATTCTGATATTCAACCCTTGAGAAAAATTAACTCTAAGATTTAACTCTTTAATTTCATCAATTCGGTCTGCCCATTCTGGATTACCAAAGAAGTCATTATCTAGAAGCACAAGAAAATTGGATGATCTTTGAGTCCATAATTTTTCAATAGTATTAACAGATTTTGGCTTACCTTCCTTCCTAGGAACAACACAAAATGAACAATTAAATCTACACCCTCTTTGAGCAAACCCTATATTATGGGGATAATTGTATAATGTATAATCAGGTTCCATTTCTTCAACCTCATTAGGTAATGAAATATTAAGATCAATACCAGTTCCTCCAACAATCATATCATCTTGTAAATTAGAACCATCTGAGAAGTTAAATATTTTAGAAGCATAAATTTTATCGTAAATAGAATGAGCTAGTGGCATATAGTGTTCAACCTCATCACCATTTAATTTATGCCATTTGCTTATTTTCATTAATGCTAAATTAGGGATTTTACTATCAACATCAAAAAGACCAATTTTCATAATATTTTATATAACTTGGAGGTTTCTTTTGATAGGCTTTGACCAGGATTGTGATAATCCTTGCG